CTAACTTTAATGTCAGACTATAAGGAACAGGCATTAACCGCTCTACTGTTAGAGTATCGCCCTGTTGGGTGCTGTAGTCGCCGGAGCTGGGATTGAGATAGCGCTCGCGTATTTGCATCTTATTAACATAAGTTGGATTCTGTACTCGATCTCTGTCGTAGGTCAATGCATTGATGTATACTGCCATGGCCGGCACAGTGCGCAAAAAGTTTTCACTATTTTGTGTGAGTATGGCTGCAACTTGTCTACTACTGTCGCCATAGACAACCGGCACTCTTTGTAGCGCAGTCACGCCACCGCTGTCTTTGCCAAATTCAACTTGAAAGTTGCTGACCATACGAATAAACTGTATGATGAACCTTCTGATTTGTTGGTCATAAAAAAATTGTTGTAGAGCCATTAATTATCTGCCTTGGGTGTCAGTGCCTTGCTAAGGCTTTGTCTTGTTGGTTGTGTTTTACCTTCGACATCAGTGAATGTAGAAGTATCGTTGACAAAAATACTACGCTGTGTTTGGTTATTTGGACCAGGAGTTAAATTGGTTCTCACTGCATCTTCAATTTTAGTCCAACGACGGCCATCAAATCTGAACAAACGATTTGGCACATAGTCAGTGCGAAGTACATATGCACCGGTGATTGGTTGCGTTGGGAAGCTGGTACTGGCAGTCACAGGCCAGCCATCCGGAGCCAAACCGTCCCCACCCAAATAAGCAGGTATAGTGGCGTTGGGAGTTACCAATCCTGAATCTGTCAATGTAACAGTGCTGTCTGTGGTCAATAAAGTGTTATCAGTTCTGGTACCGATTGGATCGCCTGGTCCTCCATCTGCTCGCAGTGGTTCTACATACAAGGGATCAGTGTCATATCCACTGGTGGGCACATCTATTTCTGCTTGTCTAATAATAGCATCATTGATTTCATTCAACTTGGAGAAGTTGGTCATAATTTCTCCCAGCGGTGTATTTGCCTCGTCGCCTGAACTAATGTTATTAAGAATGTCTTTGTATTCTTGTGCATTAACCATTGGTGTTAATTTTACACGAATTAAATGCGGCCACCAAGTCTGACTAAAACCTTCAGCCGCAAAAGTAACATCTTGTACCACATAGAATCTTTTAAGCACAGCAGGAATGTCCGCGTTCAACGGATAATAATCTTTCTTGTGCTGCAATTCGATCACATCACCACTCAACAACTTACGACCAATCATGGCCACGCAGTCATTCAGATGGAAGGTCATCACGATGGTGTCTGTGCTGAGTAGTAATCCAAATTGGCTCAAGTCCCAGTCGTTGTCACTGACTGTATAGACGCCTCGCATGACATATACACTGGTATCGTACTTGCGATCTCTGTTCTCCAAAAACAACAGGTCTTGAATATTCAATGCACTTTCGTTGGTGTAATTTGGTTGAGTAGCGTCTTTCCAATAAATGCTGATGGGCATGCCCGAACTAATCGTAGAAGTTACATTGCTGGTAATGGTAACAGTATTTGCTCGAACATTGGTACTAAAAATTACAGTGTTGGCTTGTATGCCAATTCCGCCCACGGTCTGACCTACTTCAAAATTCGCAACATTGGCAAAAGTCAAAGTTCTAGTATTGATACTGGTACTGTTGGTAGTGGGATACGCATTTGCCTGAGCCAAAGGTCCAAGATACTTGTGCAGCAAAATGCCCGTTCCACCAATGGTAAATTGCTCGCTGATGCGTTTATCAAAAAAGTTGTAATCGTTACTGTGGTTTTCACGCCACATGCTGAGTCTTGGCATATATGGTCTCGCTAATGTAGTATTTATGGCAGGATTGACGATAAAATCCAAAGACAGTATAATTACTGTAATGGACAACTACCAAGCTCAATTGACCGAATTGCTTTCACAAGTGCAGGCCACCAATGACCCGCAGGGTAAAAACGATTTGAACAAATTGCACAAAGCATGCAGCCAAATACTGACTGAAATAAGTAAAGAGAGCGTCAATTGCCGCAGACTGCAAAAAACAACACCAAAGTATTTAGAATTGGATCAGCAGTTCAAAGAGGCCATAAGTAATCTGGAACAATGGATAACTTTTGCTAAACTTTTGTACTAATTGACTTGATTCGATATCGATGTTATAATCAACAAATTACTAATTACTAAGGATCTGACATGGCAACAGTAGCTGGCATCAAGATTAAAATTAAAGCGGCCAAGGTTCGTAATGCAGCATTTGCAGACGAAAAATATACTGGTGGCGAGCCCGAATGGCCAGAAGAGGCAGCAGAATGGGAAGACAGTGAGTTTGATAACTTCCTTCGCCGTAGCTTCTATTACTACAATTATTACTACAATCAAAAGGATTGCAAGAAGTATGTGGTAGAGTGGCTTAAAACCATGCCCACTGAGTTTACCAAAGAAGAAGTCAAGGCATTTGATCGTTCAGCAGATCGTGCAATCCCAATGACAGCCTGTAGTCTGATTATGGCACGCCGTCAAGGAATGATTTTCCGTACACGACACACTGACTTTCTAAAACAAGTTATCCGTGCGGCAATTTCAGAAGCAGAACCTGAAGCAGTTGAAATAACTTCCTCGGCTGCGAAAACATACACTCCTACTATTCAAGACCGTCTCAATGAGAAGACCAGCGAGATCATCGGAGAGCTTGAGGGCATGTACGACGATGTGTGCCTAAATAATAAAACAGCATTCAAGCCCTATGACTTCTTGACCGGCAATAATGTGGTTCAAAACCAATTGGGCAAGTACGAAATACTGTTTACTGCCCGCCGAACTGAACTTGAGACAGCACAGAGCAAAGAAGATGCCCAATTGACTGAGGGATATAAACACTATAAGGCCGCTGATTTCAAGCGGATTATTGCGTGGATTGACGCACTGCTGGCCGCAGTCGAACAGTATCGTGATGTAAAGAAAGCCACAAAGAAAGCCAGAGTTAAGAAAGCACCTAGTAAAGAAAAGGTCATAGCCAAACTCAAGTACTGTAAAACTGACCCTGTGTTGAAACTGGTCAGTATGAATCCTGCTGATATTATTGGAGCAAATGAGTTGTGGGTGTATAATATCAAAACTCGCAAGCTGGGCAAATATATCGCAGATAATTTGCAAGGTCCACTGGGAGTAAAAGGCACCAGTTTGATGGGATTCGACGAGGCCAAGTCAGTGTGCAAAACATTGCGTAAACCGGCCGAGACTCTCAAAGATTTTGCAAAATCGGGCAAGATTCAATTGCGTAAATTCCTTGACGAGATCAAAGCCACAGAAACTAAAATGAACGGTCGAATTAGCGCAGATATTGTGCTACTCAAAGTTGCATAACATAAAGAGTTCTATTAGCTAAATATGGTTAATAGGACTCTTTTCATATGTCAACAGTTATTCAACCCGACTTAAAAGGCGACTTTAGCCTTAGAACACAAGACTTAGGCGGCCCGGGCTCGATCAGCACCGAGAGTGCGATTGCAGCCAATCCACAAATTCAAACACTCAATCAGCTCAGAAATGATATGATTGATTACATTCGTTTGAGACTGGGCGACCAAATCGTAGACATCGAGCTGGACAAAGAACACTACGATCTGGCCATCAAGCAAGCATTGATAAAGTATCGTCAAAAGGCACAAAATGCAGTGGAAGAAAGCTATGCATTCTTAGACTTGATTCCCAATGTACAAGAATATATTTTGCCCAACTACATCATGGAAGTTAGGCAGATTTTCCGCAGAGGCATCGGTGCCTCGCCCGGATCCACAGCCAGTCAATTTGAACCGTTCTCTTCGGGCTACTTAAACACTTACATGTTGGTGGCCGGTCGTGTTGGTGGCTTGTTGAGCTATGAATTGTTTGCGCAATATCAAGAGCTGGCCATGACCATGTTTGGCGGCTACATAAACTATACTTGGAATCGTGTTACCAAAAAGTTAACATTGGTGAGGAAAATACCTTACGATAACGGAACAGCAGTATCATTGAACTCGTTGACTGCAAGTGGTCTCGCTGCAGGTTCTACAATTACCATAACTCTACAATCACCGCAGACCAGTGTTCAAACAGATTCCAGCATTTATATTCAAAACTGCCCAGTTCGCGGTTACGGCGCTGAGTATAGAGTTGTGACCATTGACCCTACCAGTACCATAATAACAGTGGTAGCCAATCAAGTGTTGGGATCAGTTGCAGTCACTGGCAGCGACCTACAGAAAACCACAGTTTGGATTCCGGATTACGACTCTGGAACCAACAATATGGAAAGTGTGTTGCTTTGGATTTTCAATCAGAAACCCGACAGTATGCTGCTAAGTGATCCAATGGTTTATCCGTGGCTACAGGATTACGCACTGGCATTTGCCAAAAGCATATTGGGACAGGCTCGAGGCAAGTTCAGTACACTGGCTGGCCCACAGAGCGGCACCACACTAAACGGTGCAGCACTGATGGCAGAGTCTGCGGCAGAAATGGCCCAACTCGAAGATGACCTAAAAAATTATGTCGACGGTTCGCAGCCATTGACCTGGGTTATCGGTTAAACTTTACTTGATTTTTATCTGTTACTTCTGTATAATACAGTATAGGAGTAATTTATGATCATAGGTCTATGTGGTTTAATTGGCAGCGGCAAAGACACAGCCGCAGATTATCTGTGTAATTTTCACGAATTTCGACGGGACAGCTTTGCTTCCACACTCAAAGACGCAGTGGCCTCAGTATTTGGCTGGGATCGTGAACTATTAGAAGGTCGTACCAAGCAAGCCCGCGAATGGCGAGAACAAATCGATCCATGGTGGGCCGACCGCATGGACATGCCAAATTTAACTCCTAGATTAATTTTACAATTATGGGGCACAGAAGTATGCCGCCGCGGATTCCACGATGATATTTGGATCGCCAGTCTAGAAAATAAACTTCGAAATACCAAAGATAATATTGTTATCAGTGATTGTCGTTTCCCCAACGAAATTACCAGCATACGCAGGGCAGGCGGCCGAGTGATCAGAATAGCTCGCGGTACAGATCCAGCGTGGTTTAGTTTGGCCAAAGTAGATCCGTCTAAAATGCCGTCAGTGTATCCGGATATTCACGCCAGCGAATACAGCTGGGCACAGACTGACTTTGATTTTATCATTGACAACAACGGGTCAATTGAAGATCTGTACTCGGATCTTAAAAATCTGGTGTAATAGGACTTTCTCGCCACGGCAGTTTACTGGCCGCTACTTCGACTCGACAATTGAGGCACACTGATCTCAAATTGAGTGGATTGTTATTCTTTAAATTTCCGTCGATGTAAAATACCGCTATTTGTCTATCGGGATATTTTGCTCGCCAGCCACACTTGTCACAGATGGCCTGTTTGCGATAACCGGCCCGTAACCAAGCCGGCGGCACAGGCGTAAACTTTTTACCTTTGCGAATACAACCGTCACAGAGTCTTCTGTAATGATATTGTCCTTGGCGGATATAGTTAACTGCAACAAGGGATTGATTACAGGTAGAACATAAGGGTCTAGTCATACGAGTATTTAATCAAACCTTTGCAAAGGGCAAGCAAACCACCCATATTTCCTATCTATCGATAAATATTTGAACAGTTTAAGAGGATATGAAACATGGCATTAGTTTCTCCAGGCGTACAAGTCACAGTAATCGATCAGAGTAATTACGCACCTACCGCAATCGGTAGCGTACCTTACATTCTAGTCGCTACAGCGCAAGATAAAGTGGCACCAGGCGGCACTGCTATAGCAGTGGGCACATTAGCAGAAAATGCAGGAAAAGTTTTTAACATTACCAGTCAACGCGATTTGGTAACTACATTTGGAACTCCTATATTTAAAACAACAGCAGCAGGAGCTCCGATTAATGCTGATGAACAAAATGAGTACGGCCTATTAGCGGCCTACAGCGCATTGGGAGTAAGTAACACAGTTTATGTCCAACGAGCCAATGTAGACCTAGGTGGTCTAACCGGCACAACAGTTCGCCCATTGGATGATCCAGCTACTGGAAGTTTTTGGTTAGACACAACTTTAACTAATTGGGGCATCTATGAATGGAATGCTGCCACTCAGGAATTTACACAAAAAACAGTCACAGTAGTAAGCGACACAGATCTGTTAGTTGCTAATACTACACCAAATGTCAGCGTTGGTGCAATTGGCGATTATGCAGTAAATGTGCTGGATGATACGAATCCAATATTTTATAAAATATACAATAACACATGGCAGCTAGTGGGTAACACTGGGTGGCAAGCAGGTATTCCTACTATCACAGGCAGTGTTACAAATGCTACTATCAGCGCAAATGCTAATATTAAAATTAACACCACAAACGTAAGAGTTGCAACTGGAGCAAACCTAACAACGGTGGCGGCAAGTATCAATTCAGCAGCAATTACTGGTATAAGTGCTAGAGTATCGAGCACATCACAGTTAATTTTAACTGCTACCACAACAGCAACCAACGGCAGTATTAATATTATCAATGGAAATAATACACCATTGACTGATTTAGGAATCACTGCTGGTACCTATTTAGGCGCAGCAGTTGCGGCTAGTCCATATTTCACTATTCCAAGTTGGCAAAGTGCCAACTTGGCGGCTAATATCGGAACTCCAACTGGCAGCGTATGGCAAAAGGCCAGTTCGTTGGGCAATGGTTTAAATCTTTCTGTTAAAAAATACAACGGAGTTACCTCAGCCTGGGAAACACTGACAGCGCCAGACTATGACACTGTGTTTGCTGCAACATTTGGATTAGATCCAACTGGTGGTGGTCAAAATATCGCGCAAGGGTCGATATTCACTCAGTATGATGCTTATGATACAACTAATTCTACATTGGGTAATTATCTGTGGTATCGTAAAAATACCGGCTCTACCGTAGTAACAGGTGCAACTACCACTCCAACTGCGGCCAATATTGGTGCAAGTTTTACTCTACAGACAAGAGCGAATGCCACACTGGCTAATACAACTACCTACACAGTTTCGATCAGTACTGCTACTGTGACTGGATTTATTAATGCTGTTTCGGCAGCAGGTATACCTGATGTTACTGCCGCACTAGATTCAACTGGTGCAATGACATTGGTACATGCATTGGGTGGAGACATGATATTAACTGACGGTGCCGGTACCCCGTTGAGCAATGTTGGACTTACTACCAGCGGCACTAATATATACGCCAGTCCGGCTTCTGCTGGATCGGCGCTGATTGGTTCTAATTGGGAACCGTTGAGTGTGGAAACTTATACAACCAGCGCCACACAACCATTTGTTGCACCAGTAAATGATACTTACTGGTATTATAATACACCTGCTCGCGTAGATATTATGATTAGTAATGGCAGTGCTTGGCTTGGTTATAGAAATCTATCATCAGACATCCGCGGATACAATCTAACAACTACCAACAGTACAGGTCCTATCTTAAGTTCAACTGCACCAACAGCACAGGACGACGGAACAGTATTGGTTTACGGTGATCTATGGTTAAACAGTTCAGACTTAGAAAATTATCCTAGTCTGTATAGATGGCAAAGTGTCAGCGGCGTAAATCAATGGGTATTGATTGACAACACCGATAACACAAGTCAAAACGGTATTATTTTTGCAGATGCTCGATGGAGCACAACAGGCAACGTTAATCCAGTAACCGGAACTCTGCCAACCATTACAGCATTGGGAGTCAGTAACTATGTTGATCTAGATGCGCCGGATCCTCTTTTCTATCCACGCGGCGTTTTAATGTTTAACACAAGAGCCAGTGGTTTCAATGTTAAACAATACAAGAGCGCATATTTTACCAGCGCAGCTTATCCAAACGAATCTCTACCTGGAAGACAAGACACTTGGTTGACAGTGAGTGGATTTGATAGTTCTAACGTTCCAAATTTTGGTCGCAAAGCACAGCGTGGTGTTGTGGTAGCAGCATTGAAATCTTCTATAGACAGCAGCACAGCACTGCGTGAAGATCAGAATGTATTCAACTTGATTGCTTGCCCGGGATATCCAGAATTGATGCCTAATATGGTGGTATTGAACGAAGATCGTGACAACACAGCATTCATCGTTGGTGATACCCCAATGCGTTTGCCGGCCACTGGAACAGCAATTCAAGCGTGGGCAGATAATACAGCTGGAGCTACCTCCACAGGCGAAGACGGTATAATCACAGTCAGCCCTTATGTTGGTGTTTACTACCCGAGCGGCCAAACAAACGATTTGTCTGGCAACGCAGTTGCAGTACCGCCAAGCTATGCAGTGCTTCGTGCTATTATCAAGAGTGATAACATCAGCTATCCTTGGTTAGCACCCGCTGGCACACGCAGAGGTTTAATTGATAATTTAAATACTATCGGTTATGTTGACGCAGACAGCGGTCAGTTTATCAGCATCGGAGTCACACAAGGTCTACGCGATGTTATGTACACCAATAAGATTAATCCCTTGACCAATTTACCTGGTACTGGATTGGTAATTTATGGTCAGAAGACATTGGCCACTGAGCCAAGCAGCTTGGACAGAATTAATGTTGCAAGATTGGTAAACTATCTAAGATTGCAACTAAACACATTGGCCCGTCCGTTTATATTTGAACCAAACGATCCAATTACACGAAATGCAATTGCAGCAGTAGTGTCCAGCTTGTTAAACGATTTAGTTGCCAAGCGTGGTATCACTGACTATCTAGTAGTTTGCGATGGTACCAACAACACAGCAGAGCGTATTGCTAGAAATGAATTGTATGTAGATGTTGCAATTCAGCCTACCAAAGATGTTGAATTTATTTACATTCCTATTAGGTTGAAAAATCCAGGAGAAATCCAAGCAGATAACATTGCATCAGCATCAGCCGTAGGAACAGGAGCATAACATTATGGCAGTTTCATCATTAACCAGATTTACCGTACCACTGGGCGGTAACCAAAGCGCAACTACCCAAGGTTTGCTAATGCCAAAATTAAAGTTTCGCTTTCGCGGAACTTTTGAAAACTTTGGCGTAAGCAATCCCAAGACTGAGCTGACCAAACAGATTATGACCTTTGCTCGTCCTCAGGTAACTTTTGATCCAATCGAAATTCCTATCTACAACAGCAAAATCTATATTGCAGGCCGCCCAACTTGGACAGCAGTGGCAGTTACTCTGCGTGACGATGCAGGCGGCAATGTCAGTAGACTAGTCGGCGAACAGCTACAAAAGCAATTTGACTTCATGGAGCAGGCCAGTGCAGCTTCGGGTTCAGACTACAAGTTTGTTACCACATTAGAAATGCTGGACGGCGCCAACGGCACCACCGAGCCAACAGTGTTGGAAACATGGCAACTCTACGGTTGCTTCTTGACTGATGTAAACTATGGCGATGTAGATTATGGCACCAACGAACCAGTAGTAATTACTATGAGTGTTCGTTATGACAATGCACTGCAAACTACTACTCCGGGCGGAGTAGGTAATCCAGTGCCTCGCACCAACAACGGCGTGGCTACCAGCTAAACGGTCAAACAGCACCAATAAACCCACTTTCTAGTGGGTTTTTTAATGACATAAATATTAGTATGGCCAGCCTTTATAATGCAGATTTAAAACCTATCGCCT